ATACTTTTTTAATTTTCAAAAAAACATCAAAATTCAAAACCGGTTGAGCAAAATGGAATTCGACAAAAATAAATGTCGTTTTTCAATTTCCCTGAGGTACTTTGGAATTTGATGTTTTTTGGGGAGGTGGGAACTCTGTCCCACATTTTACTAATTCGATAAAAATAAAGAACAACATGTATTTTATTTTTATTTGCATTTGCATTTGATTAAACATCCCGATATAATACTTTGGAACACAGCCATGTTCCCATAATGATCCACATTCCGTCGATGAGGGTTCCTCCCTTGGTGAATATCCAGCGCATCGCAGCGCAGTGCGGCGAGGAGATGAGGAATGGCGATAGCAAGAATCCATATAGAGATGGGTATGCGCAGAACTGAACATACATCTGTGCGGTTACGAAATGCAGCGTAATCCAGAATAGGTATATGCTGGATACAGCGAATGCGTGTTTGATATAAGGCAAGCAACTGACTGTGTATGGTTTGATAAATTGTCCAAATTGTCGATATACCTTGCATATTTCGCGTTCGCATTCCTCATCTACCCTGGTTAAGTCTATGTCATGGCAATTATCCTGGAGTTGGTTCTCATCCTGGCTGTCTATGTCGTCTTCCTCGTCGTCGCTATAACGACGAATGCTGTTGCTACTATTTGTGCGTGAGCGCTTCCTGCTGTTGGATCGGCTTCCATCCGTTGATGGATTTGTATCGGAATCATCATCGGAAGAATCATGAGATTGACGGCTATTATTGCTGTGTCTGTTAGATCGTCTATGTAGTTGTGACATATTGTCTTGGAATGGATTGATGTATAAATGTGTTATATCAATCCTCATTCAATTTATGTGAGGATGATATTTTGTTGGTAGGTTCTATTTCATCTAGCCATTTTTCGCTGACCACATGTGTGTATGCAATATATCCCTTCAATAGATGTGTTAAGCACTTTTCAAAGTACCCCTTACCCATAGCGAAAGGTGCTGTCCGGTTTTTTAAATAGAATGTGTAAATATCATCAAACGCCAGTGTTCGGTCATCGCTGTCAGCGAGATGTGATTTAAAATGTATCCGAGCGCTTTCCAGGATATTGACTACCGCATTGGTCTTATTCCACATGGAACACTCCATGCGTAGAATAAACTTGTTGGCGGCTATTTCTACGTCGGTGTAGTAATAACGCAAAATATTTAAAATATCGTCATCAACGATGCGTCCATTTGACATACAGGTGTCCTTATTTTCAATAAGAAATGCTTGAAACAGTGCGGATAGTTCATCTACCTCGTAGTCGTTTGCAAGTTTGTTACTGGTTGCCGATGGCTTCATTGTCGCTCCCCAGAAAGTCATGAAGTCGCTAACCACAGGAAGATGTTTGCTCGTCAAGTTTGGGAAAGTGTCTGTTTCTGCATCGTATGTGTATTTCTCCATGAGTAGAGTTTTTAAGGTAGTGTTGCTTACCACTCGTGGTAATGCAAAGTCCGATCTGAACAGTTTCCATATGTATTGTATGTTGCGCCACGTCATGATAGTTTTCAGTTTCGGGTGCGCCACGATAGCATCATCGGTTCCCATGGTTACGGATTCGTTACAGAATTTGTCCACCATTTGTTGAGGAGTATTGTTTTTCATGAAGAGTGCATATGACCGTAGTTCTTCTCTTTTTGAAAGGAATGCGTCTGCACACGTGTTTGCATTTGAGTAATGTGCTGCAACACATAGTAAGTTTAATGCATTTTCTTTGAGCATCTCAAACCAGTTGTCAGCAAGAGAGGAGCTATTTCGCATGCGGATTAGTCTGCAGTTCGACAAGCTGACCGTATCACAGTATTTAGTGATGAAGTTACTAGTGAGGTTTCCATGACCTTCTATCATGCCATAGAGTATGTCTAGTTTAGCAAGGTTTTGTTTAGCTGCAGGAGAGACATAGTATGTGCATTCTGTGTTCTTTTTGAGTATGTTATCACCGATGCATGTGAGAAAGTACTTTGCCTCATTTCGCGTCAAGAAGTAGTTCGGCGATAGCGCTGTAAGTACTTTTTGTATCGTCTCAGTTTCTGGAAGGAGGTGTTTGAATAGATGGCGATCCTTTATTTTTCGGATAAGACTGATCTTTGTCTTATGTTTCCAATCCATAAGAATAGTGTTGTCATATGAGATTGTAGAGAGAAGGTGATATATGATGTCATCCTCATTTACAGTTGTGTAATTAATGCCGTCATACCGATAGAATATATTCGATGTAGGCAAGTAGTAGTATGGATTATTGACCAAGAATACTGTCTTGAACGATTTTAGTTCTTGTTCTAGCATGATTTTTCTCTGAGCATTTTCTTCATGAACTCTGTATTCTGTTGCGAGCGTACTCGGTAGAATATTACCCAGATGTAGTTGCAATCGTGATTGCATGTATTCACTATCTTTACAGTTTTCCATTAGTTTTTCCAGAAGGTGCAAGCATTCTGTTGAGTATGGTGTGTTATTAGACATGTCTGTATATAGATGTTTGCATACTATGGTGTAATACTTCTATATAGTATTTTAGTCATGTCGTTTTTCACAAACTGCAATAACATATGTGAATCCATTGGTTCCTCCACATAATGTGTTAATGTATGTTTGCGCTGCGTATCGTATGATATTAAAAATAGGCTCTGGAAGACCAAAGTCTTTAGGGCATGTAACATTTTCGAAGAAGTATTTGTAGTATGGTTTGAACGTCTTTTCGCTAATATCCTCTACCTTAACATGAAATCCAATGTCCTCGAGTTGTTTTGTGTATTCACGTACTCCTATTTTATTCGCTGTTGGTATAGAAAACATTTCGCTAAATGCGTCTCTGTTCATCGTGTTGAATATGTTCACTCTACCCACATCGTTATATAGAATATCCGCCATGACGAGTTTCCCTCCCTTCTTAAGTACGCGATATGCCTCATGGAAGAAACTCTCTCTGGGTAGATAATGAAATGCAGATTCTAGAGAGACGACCCTATCATATGTAGCATCCTTTCTATCTATCATACACGCATTACCTGTTTCAAACTTAATATTCCTGCGCATATCACCTTTAGCCTTTGCGGAACGCGATACGGCTTGGGCATTCCGTATAGATGTTTCATCAATATCAATCCCTTCAATGCGTGCGCTAGTTTTATGTGCCCAGTAAAAATCTTGTTCGCCATATCCGCATCCGACATCTAGTATTTTGTCTGCATTTTTTAGATCTCCCCGAGAGAATATTTTTTTACATAATCGTCGGTTGGCTTCTTTGAGCGTCATATTTGATTTGTCCCAGTATCCATAATTCATGAAGTTAGATGTTTCGTTACCTACTACACTTTTAAGAATCCGGATGAGGGATTTGTATGTATTAAACCTTTCGTTCATAAATATGAATATAAAATAGCATACTACAACCAGAAGGGTAATACATGGTATGACGACGATGATCATGATACATATTACAATTTGAGTGATCATCTTGAGTATCTGTTTCATCTTTTCCATTGGTTCATGAATAAACTTATTACAGCCCATCTCAATAAGAGTTCCCATAGTAGTAGCTAGATGTATGTAAGGTTCTTCCATGATTGTACCTATACTTGTATAATACATCTCATTTATTATGGAACCATATATACGCATAAAATGCAATATGATTGATTATACAAGTGATGCGTAAGAATAAGAATATAAAGATTTTCGCAGAGAATACACATATCCAATATGTCGTTTGATACATCAAACAATGTTCTGACCCTTAAGACTGTTCAAATCTCTCCATTTCGAACGCTAATGACGGCTTTAAAGGATATTCTATTAGAGACCAATATCACGTTTCAGTCCGATGGAATCCGCATAATTAACATGGACAAGAGCCATACCGTTCTTGCTCATATGCATCTCGCTGCTCCGAACTTTGAGTTCTACGAGTGTACTAAAGATAAGATCATTATTGGTGTCAATATGTTCCACCTATTCAAGTTGATCAACTCAATTGATAATGACGACACCCTCACTATGTATATTGAGAAAGACGATTACGCTGATGGAGTAGTGTCTCATTTGACCCTTAAGTTTGAGAACGGTGACATCAAACAATGCAAGACACAAAAGCTACGCCTTATTGAGCCCGACTCTGAAGAACTCCAATACCCTGACGTGAGTTTCTCATCTATCATCAACCTACCGTCAGTAGATTTCCAAAAGATCATCCGCGATCTGTCATGCATCTCTGATAAGATCGAAATTAAGTCTGTGGGTAATGAACTGATTTTTAGGTGTGCTGGACAGTTTGCCTCGGCTGAAATCCATCGCGCTGAAGCCGATGGAAGCATGGAGTTTCTCCTGAAACAAGATTCATCGAAAATTGTTCAAGGAGAGTTTTCACTGAAGAATCTGGGATATTTCATCAAATGTACGAACTTATGTTCTCAAATTGAGGTGTATCTCGAAAACGACCTACCTCTCGTAGTAAAGTACAACGTCGCCTCGCTCGGTGAGATCAAACTGTGCTTGGCGCCTTTGCCTAGCGCATAATCGTAGAATTACCCTGTAATAATTCCTGTGCACACTATATACATGGCATCTACGAGATTTAGAGATGATATCGCGCGAAAAGAAGACCAGCTGAGACAATCGATTGGTCCATGCGATTATATGATCAATGCTCCTGGTAACGGACTCGCTCCATCATACATGGAAGATCCACATATTCGTCTCCAGAAATGGGGAGCAAATCTAGCAGGCAATTCAGTGACCCTCGAAGGGTCGCTCAAAGGTCTCCGACAATCTGGACGCGACTGTTTAGGCAAAGACGAGTACAATCGTTCCTCTCCCGCAGCCGAAACCGCTAGTTTTCCGTCGAATACCGCCCTCACCACGGATCAACCCCGAGCCACTAACCCCGCGTGGGAACTTCGCGATCAAGCGACTACACAGCACGGCGCACCTACATTTTTCGACCCCCAGGCAAATATTTTTCAACCGTTCCGCACCAATGTCAGTACGCGCATACTCGAGAAAGACCATTACACTCCCACCAAAATGCATGAACCCCTCCCCACCCAATCTCTTCTTCCTGCCCAGGCGCCATCTAAATCTATGTGAGCGTCCTTCACATATTCACAACCATTTAGAATAAGTAGATTCGTTACATATTAATCTACTTATACAATATATACATGGAAGCTATCATCCCTATGATCGCCCTTGGCGGATTAGCCTATTCTATGGGAGAAGAAACCGACAAGACAAAACAAAAATCTCGAACGCGAGACAGAGCAGGAGCAGCAGAGGGGTACTCAAACATGAACCGAGGTAACAGTGTCCCTGGTTCAGTTCCCGATTCATATCCCGTTCCACAGCAACAGCAACGCGGTCAAGACATGCAACAGAGAAAGTCTGATCCGTATGCGACGCATGCGCACACGTCTTCCAACACCGCTGCAGCAGGCTACTTTGACCAAAACAAATATTACCAGGAGGGTGTTCGTGGGACGCCATCCAGTAACACGGTACGTCAAACATATTCTCTCACGGGAAACTACGTTGATGAAAGTAATTTCAAACACAATAACATGACTCCATTCTATAGCGGACGTACCACCCAACAAACCATGGAGGGTCAATACGGTGAATCCATGCTGGACAACATGACTGGAGGCGGATCTACCGCTACCAAAAAAGTGGAACAGGCCCCACTCTTTAAACCAGAAGATAATGTGCAATGGGCGTCTGGCGCCCCCAATGTTACCGATTTCATGCAGTCTCGTACCACCCCAGGCCTGACCCGTAATAATGTTAAGCCATTTGAAAGCGAGATGGTCGCCCCCGCCCTCAATGGAGGGTATAATACCACCGGTCAAGGAGGATTTAACTCAGGCATGGAATCGCGCGACAAATACATGCCCAAATCAGTTAACGAACTTCGTGCAGCGACGAACCCCAAGATGGAGTACTCGTTGGCCGGCCACCAGGGTCCCGCGAATTCTATTATCAAGAACACTGGTATCATGGGCAAGATGGAGCAGCACAAGCCCGACACCTACTTTGTGCAAACACAAGACAGATGGCTCAAAACCACTGGAGAAGAGAAGGCTCCCACTGCAAGATCCAAACAAGAAATACACGACACGGCGCGTATGACGAGCCAATCTTACGCAGGCATCGCCGCGCCCGCAGGCGAGCGCACGGCCGCGTACATTCCTGGCAACTATGAGGCGTCCGACCGCGTGCAGTTACCTGGACAACCCATTACGAACCTTACCGGACCCACCAGAGGCACAGATACCACGGGGATTAAGAAGAGTTATAACAACGTCAATACGAATCGGTCTATCGGCGACGATGCCGGAACGGCCCGCACCTTTGGTAGCGGCCTAACCACTGCTATCGGTGCTGTTATTTCTCCACTGACCGATATGTTTAGACCGACTAAAAAGCAGGAGGTCATCGACAACATACGCATCTATGGCGACGCTGGCTCCAGAGTGGAGCGCGCCCCCATTGTGGATCCCAACGATACCCTCCCCACCACCACCAAGGAGACCACCATGTTCTCTCCCGATACCTATATTCAAAACCAATCTGGAGACGCATACCTTGTTACACAACATCAGGCTGTTCCCAACCAGCGTGATACCACCAACCAGAGTGCTATGAATGGTGTTGGCGGCGCAGGAACCACTCATGGAGCGCAACACTACGGCGCCGCCTACAACCAGGTGAACAACGAATCCAAGGAGAAGTCCATCGTAGGCCGCACGAACCATGGAAACACCCAAGTGTTCAATGGGAGTGTGAACGTGTCTGTGGCCAAGAACGAACACGACCGCGACAATAACCGTATGTGGGCGCCTTCGAATATGCCTTCCCAATCCATGTCCAAGGAGATGTACGGGAAATTCACCGAACCCCAGGGCTATCAGCAGAACGTGGCCGTCGAACGCATGGCACCCGACCTGCTTACCGCGTTCAAGTCGAACCCCTATACGCACAGCCTGACTTCCGCGGGGAACATGTAGGTGTTCTCTCTCCGTCTATATTTTTAAAGCCAATCTTGTGTGATGATTGTTTTTAGAAGGCCTCGTATTCTACAAAATAAACAAATGTGGAAGTAGAGTACAAATGCAAGTAGATCCCGACATAGCGATGCGTATCGGCGCAGATGCGTGGACGCATGGAAAACAGTTCGCTGTCTATGTTTTCAAATATTTAGAAGAGACCGGATGGTTCTTTCCGCTCGGCGAAGTGATGCGCCCCGACGACGACGATGATATGGAGTTTTAATCTATGGTATACTATATAGGGGATGCCCACATCTAATAACGCTGAGACTGATGATATGAAACACTGGACCCCGACAGATTGGGATAAGATGACACGTGAAAGGCAGAGAGAACGTAGTTCCACTGAGAGATACCATGCGAACAACGAGACAATAGAGTCAAAAAAACAACAAGATATTAACCGTATTAAAAGTGGCAGAGCATCGCCAAAAGAAAAAGAGAAGTTTATGTCTATTTATCAACAGGAGATTGCAGCAGAAGTTGCTTCTGCACATGAGAATGCTAAAGAGACTGCATGGAAGGTGTGGAAGGATGATTCTAGAGCCACGTCTCCTATTGCAATACCTGTTCCACGATCTTCCAGCGCTCCTTTTGGGGGTCGTCGCACTGGACGTCGTTCCAAAAAAGGAAGAAAGACAAAAGGAAGAAATACGAGAAAGGGGAAGCGTGTCCGAAAATCGAAGAAGGCTCGTCGCCCAGCGAAGTCTAGCAAGAGATATAAAATGGTTTCCCGTCGAAGGTAGGTTAAGACAGTAGTAATGACAATAAGAATATAAATGGTGCATACCAAGTAGTATACACCATCTCTAGAGAGAAATATGGAACTACATCAGGACATTGTCAGTCGCCTGAATGGTTTTATAGAAACTCATACCATTCCACATATCATATTCCATGGGGCATCTGGATCGGGTAAGCGGACGGTCGTGACTAAGTTCATATCCAATATCTATCATGACGATAAGCAGACTATAAAGGAGTATGTTATGCGCGTGAATTGTGCGCAAGGGAAGGGCATTAAGTTTATACGCGAAGATTTGAAGCATTTTGCAAAGACACATATCAACACGCGAGGGGGTCATCTATTTAAGAGCATTATCCTTATGAATGCTGACAAGTTGACTATCGACGCGCAGTCTGCGCTACGCAGATGTATCGAAGTGTTTAGCCATACCACCCGTTTTTTCATCATCGTGGAGGACAAGTTCAAGTTATTGAAACCAATCCTGTCTCGATTTTGCGAGATATATGTTCCACGTCCTGAGATCAACGGAGTGACAATGAACCTTCACAAACATGGTGTAGATACCGTTTTTGGGTCTATACGGAATGAGAGTGGTCGTCAAACGCAGTTGCGTCGTCTGCTCACCGATCTGAGTAAAGATCCGACTACCAATAATATACGAGAGTGTGTGGAAACACTTTATAACAACGCATTTTGTGCCGCCAATATAATATCTGTGATAGAGGGAAAGCATTCGTTTCATATCGACACCTACAAAAAGCATACTGCTATGTTTCGATATAACGAGGTGAAGCGAGAGTTTCGAAACGAGACGATGTCTATGTTTTTCCTGTTACACGCGTTGTTTTTACGTTTAACAGACAGTTTAGAAAATATCCTCCTTATGTAAATGGATGATTTCACGGTGAGTGGTCTTCATGAGTCGAAGAACGAGTGGGCTGCTAGATTGCTTACAATCCTCACTCCGCATATTATAGATGGGTTTAGATCAATATTAGATGAGAGTACCAAATTGTGTAATGAAAATGGTGAGATGGACAAATATCTAATGACTTTTCAAAACTTGATTGCTCGCATCCCCAAGTGGAATAGTGATATTGTTACTAGTGAGACGAAGCGAATCATAGAAAGGAGTGGATGTAACTATCTTGAAGATCTGATTACATGTATTCATGTGATCCAGTTAAAGATTTTGACCGCCGTGCGTGTCGGTCAGAAGCAGAAGAAGGTTGATCTCGACGTAATGAACGTGAATGATTTTGTGCACAAAGCGTACATAAACTCTGCCCGTCAAATATACAGAAACGTATATCTTTTTGATATTGACGTGCAGCCATTGCAGAGACAAAAGAGCAATCGCGAAGTTGAGTTGATTATTCAAGAGTGCATTCTAAATACGATCCGTGAGAGCATTCCAGTAGAAACCATTCTTAAATGTTATATGGACGAGACAACGGAGGACGATATAACCGAAGAAGTGCGAGAGGAGGATATAACTCCAGAGCCAGAGCCAGAGCCTGTGCCTGTGCCTGTGTCAGAGCCTGTGTCTGTGCCTGTTTCAGACCCTTCTCCTGTCGCAACCGAACCGATGGATATATCCAACGCTCCTCCACCGAGTCCTGTAACGTCTATGGGTTCATCTCCACAATCTCATACTGATGCAATCACCTTGTCATTTAATGACATTGATAACGCTGTAGATGTTAATAAGAATGAGTTTGAGATAGAAGCTCCTAAAACAATTTCGCGTCTGCAAGAGATCAGTGACACTCGACACGCTGCCGCGATTGCTGACGACGACTACGATTCAGATAAACTTGTTATTTCATCGAATAATGTGAATCTTGACGAGATGGATATTCAGACTATCGACGAGCCACGTATCAATATTCTCCCTCCACTACTCAATGATATTGAGGTATTGGAATAGGTTTTTCGTATATAGTTCTGCGTTGTTTTCGAAATAAGTTTATACCAAACTAGATAAATGAACACTTATTTATTAGCAGGGATTACTGTCATGGTATATGCGATTATTCAGTTTATGGAGGCGAAGTTGGTTCAAAAAGAACGTCCAGATATGAAAGCCATTGCAAAAAGGAGTCTAATGGTCTTTAGCAGTGTTATTGCTGGAGTATCCTTGTATGATCAGTTTACCCCGCTTATGGGTCAAATAGGTGAAAAGGTAGGTGGGTCTGGTTCCGCAACGACTCAAGTATTCACCGACAAGCCATCATTTTGAATGAATGAAAAATATACAATATGTATGACATAATCTTCGTTTATTTTTATTTGTTATTTCTTATAATGTATTGACCCAAGTGGTGTCAATACACTATACATAATGTTACCTACCTATTGAATGTCATTGCTTCATCTGACGATATGGATGATTCTGATGAAGATCTCGGAGATCGACTGGTGCAATTATTCTTGATTTTTGACTTCAGCAGTTTCAGTTTTGCTAGGTCGATCAATGGTATGAGTTTTTTATCAATCTGTTCTACACATGTTGCACACACAATATATATCGTATTATGCCTGTGTGGGAAGTTTAGTCTGCATATGTTGTCGTCACATACCCCTGATCCACATTTGTCACAACTGTCTGTGACATTGGCTGCGTCACACATTTCGCAAGGGTCGTGTATCCGTTTGCTCTTATCACAATCTGTATTGTGATCAGGTAATGTCGTGTTTCCGAACCTATAAATGATACTCATGTTTAAGGTGGTATGCCTTTGTTCTATGCATAGGGGGTATGAATATTAATCTGTTTCAATTCTTTCACGATATTTTCAGTTTTCAATTACGGGTTGGTTGCTGGTTCAAATCGTGATTTCAGAGCAGGAAAGCTGTCGATATCCATGACGTGTCCCATGTATTTTGATGCAATGTCCTTCTTTTTGACGACATATTTAGCGAACTCTGGCCTATGCAGTTGTGCTTCGGGCGTGTGTTTATGTACATGACGCGCGATCATTTTGTAGAGTTTGAATGCCGGGTACCGCTCATCACCGTTTGATTTATACAGGACGTTGCGCCCAGTGTCGTCCATGCACCATTCATTGATTAGTTTCATGACCTTATAAAGTCTGTGATGTTTGTCTGTCCGATTATCTGATTCAGATTCTATCTCGTCCTCGATGTCGTCGTAAATGGAACACGCTAGACGACACAGATCAAAACTGAAGTTTGGATCGATGCGTGGTTTGTCTGTATTATAATATGGTTCGGTGTTGTACTGTGTTGCTGCATCCTCGCCAGGTTTGAAGCTATCGCTACATATCACTGTATCATTGTATGTGTAAATACTGCGTCCAAAATCGATGATTTTCGCAATGCGACCAAACGTGGGTACCTTGTAATATGTGTTTCCGTATTTGTAAAATAGAAATGCTTTTTTGGTTTCAGAGAACATGATATTGCTGCTGTGTAGGTCGTTATGTGTAAATGAAAACACTTTTTGGTATGTGAGTAATGTCATAATCACTTGCATAAAAATGCTAAACCAGTCATTGTCTGACAAATCCTCTTGAGACATAAGCGTGTCCAATGTGTAATCCATTTTTTCCATGAATACCACCTCTACTGGAAACCGTGGTATAGTAGCCAGTACAATTGGTTCATCATCTTCTGAGCCTGATTCATCGCTCCAGTCGTCGCTTGTTCCTGACTCTGTTTGTTCTTCATCGGCATCGCCGTCAGATGTGCATGATGTTCTGGACGAGCAGCTCGACGATGAATCATCGTCGTTGTTAATGACCATCTCATCATTTTCATCTTTCGATGTAATTTCGATATTGTCCGATGTGGCTCTGAAGATATTGATATCAGATGCGACTAGGTCATCTAGCGATAGAACCGTGGTAGTGTCTATGGAGGAGTCAGTATTCAATGAGTCAATATCATTTGATATCTCGAAAATATCTTTGTATGCTATATCACCGATATCCGCTGGCGCATGTTCCGCATTGTCTTCGAGTGATATCAATAATGGGTCGATTGATATGGGAGGCATGCGACCGCTTCGCGCTGTTCCCGTTTCGATAATATCATTAATGAAAAGAGAGTAGTCCTCCACCTGGAAATCGACATTTTTGTGTGCATTAAAAAAGGAAGATCCGTGTAGATACTCTAAATCATCATATATATTTACTGCGAAGTTACGTTTCACGCCTATGAATGCACCATAATATGATACTCCATGTACGAATGTTGTGTGGCTCTGAAGAAGGGATGTAAGTTGTGTGAACATTCCGTCTACATATGCAGTATTGTTCATATCGATGAGACATGGACTGGATGCGTGTGCGTCGACGTATGTTGGCAGATTAAATATAGTATTATCATGAAATGTCTTCCCCGTCAAAAACTTGAACGGATCTGTCAATGGAATAGTCTTACAAAACACCAATGAGGTCTCCATGCATTTTCCGTCGGTATTAGAGAGTTCGGATCGATATGTGTCAAGAGATTCCTTATTAACCACGCGGTTGACGTGTAGTGGTGTATGTATGTTTACACAATCACAGTTTGATGAGTTCATATTGAAAAACCTGTTGTATATTGGAATATAATTCTGTATGTATTCCATGTCCATGATACTTTCTTCCTTAAGTTGGTTGAAAAGATCAAGGTTTCGTCGCTTGGAGTAGCCAACACGGCATAGAGTGTTAGGAGCAGTATGAGACTTCATTATCCAATATTAATATATATAACTGTCCGTATAAACGCTTTACATACTAAACTAAACATATCCTATCCGAATATTGTGCGTTCGAGTCAAGCATTTAGAATAGGTATGGTATACTATATTATATTGAATTAGTGCATGACGCTTGAACTTAAGAAGTTTAGCATGAAAACTATTAGTTTTAAACCCGACGAGTCTAAAGGCCCAGTATGCGTTCTTATTGGTCGGAGAGATACCGGAAAGAGTTTTCTAGTTCGTGACCTGCTATATTATCACCAAGACATCCCCATCGGAGTTGTAATCGCAGGAACGGAAGAAGGAAACGGATTTTACGGTAAGCTTGTTCCACGCCTCTTCATCCACACGGAATATAGTTCGAGTATTATTGAAAATATACTTAAGCGGCAAAAAGGTGTCCTAAAACAAATAAAAAAAGAAATTGAAACAAAGCGACGATCTACCATAGACCCTCGAACATTCGTTATACTGGATGATTGTCTCTATGACGCTTCGTGGTCACGTGATAAACTGATGCGACTTCTCTTTATGAATGGTCGGCACTGGAAGATCATGCTCATCATAACCATGCAGTACCCTCTTGGTATCCCTCCGACGCTGCGTACCAACATCGATTTTGTGTTTATTCTGCGAGAGCCGTACATCGCTAACCGGAAGCGCATCTACGAGAACTATGCTGGTATGTTTCCCACACTTGAGTCGTTTTGTCAGGTGATGGATCAATGTACAGAGAACTACGAGTGTCTCGTGATTAATAATAACTCCAAATCGAACAAGCTCAGCGAACAGGTTTTCTGGTACAAGGCCGACGCACACAACGATTTTCGTTTAGGATCGAAGGAGTTCTGGGATTTATCTAAGAATATGGGTTCGGACGACGAGGATGAGAAATATGATCCTGCCGCGACAAAAAAACGCGGCGCAGGCCAGACAATAAATGTGAAGAAGACCAAATGGTAATCAAAATACCATACCCACCCTATTTACAACTGTAATGATATCGTGTAAAAAATACACACAATATCATATTCATATTATTCAATGTTCTAATTATACCGCACTAGTTTTGGTGTCACCACCCCCCATCTTAGTATGTGTATTTTCAATACTAGACAGTCCTCGATCTGTATTTACATCGGTGACGATATTATCACCTTCAAACAACTCTGACCGAATGTCTCCTACAGCCACTTCTTCTTTTGATCCTCCTAGGACTGCCTCCTGACTATTGATACCGCCAACGGAGATGAGATTACCATCTTCATCCACATCTTGGGTAAGAGTTGTATTAAACAACTCTGCCTTCTCTACGTTGTCGCGAATTGCATCTTTCTTTGTATCTTTTACGCGTTTATCGAACGCCATCTTTGCAAAGTCTTGGTTCTTAACCTTCTCCTGCATAAGTTTATTTAGTTCATCCTCTAAGTATTCTACCCGCCCTGTCTTGTATGCATCAGGTTCCCACGGCATCCACATTCCAATTGGTCCTACATATACATCATGGTTTGGATCCATTTCACGCAACATCTTGCAACGAAGTTCCGCCTCTTCGAGCGTTGGGTACACTCCACGTACCTTTAGCCCTCGCACTGATGTTTGAAATTCGTGTGCTCGTAAAAACTCTGCATCCAGTTGATCCTCTTTCGCATCCACGAAGTTTTTGTAGTCTGAATCCACTGTTGTCTCTTTCAATGAGTCAATCTCGTCTTTAGCAAAGCCTTTGAAATCTTCGATGAGTGTTTCAGTTGAAAGGTTATACTTGTACGCTAAAAAGTTCAAAAACTGATGATACTTCTCCATGGATTTGGATAACTCATACTCCTTCAAAAACCTTTCAAAAAAAAATAGATTTTTACTCTTTAACGTGCTTTCAGGCGAGACAAAAGAGACACATGTAAACTTCTGGTTCGCAATTGGTTTATCTTCATCCAATACATCGACGTATTTTGTATTTGGAGTTCCATCGTCTTGTAGTTTTCTGGGAAAAGTAGTCGAGGTAGAATTATCAGACGACATTATGTACTACCACTCCATTGTGTATCTAAGTTATTTATAATTAATGGAGTTGTACAATAATATAATCGATATGTATCGACCAATGTATGTTATATGCCTCGATATATTTAGCAGTTATTCATATAAAGCATACATCTGTCGAAATATTTTCTTCACATTAAGTATAATACAATGTTCGACGCAAGTGAATTGATAAAGCGCGTAATCAAATACATCGTTGAAGGTCTTATGGTGGCTATCGCTGCATACGCTATCCCCAAGAGGTCCTTGAACATGGAGGAGATTGGTCTTCTCGCCCTAACTGCCGCCGCTACGTTTAGCATTCTGGATACCTACATTCCTAGCATGGGTGTAACTACCCGTTCTGGTGCCGGATTCGGTATTGGTGCAAACCTTGTTGGTTTCCCTGGAGGCCTATAATTCTAGGTGTATAATAGACCCAGTTATGTATATATGGAACACCCATGTTTCATATATACTTATTTTATGCCCGATCTGGTATAGATAGTTATATTGTGGGAATAAACTCCCAGTCCAATTCGTCGCATATCTTTTTCCAAATGGAATCTTGTTCGATGAGTTTTTCACGATCCTTTAGCATAGGTATATGCTCTAGGTAGATCGTTTGATCGAGAAGTTCAAACAGTTTATATACCACGTAGTAATAGTGTAAGAAGTTTACGCGATAATCTGGACAGTGTTTTGCATAAGGGTACTGAATCTCCATGAAAAAATTACATAAAGTTTTCTCCAACTCTTGACTTATCAGCACTGGTTGAATCCCCAACTTATTCTTGATAAAATTAATGTGTTCGTAATACTTGTTGTATCCCAACTTCTTTAACAGATCCTTGCACTTGTAGTACGTCAAGTCGGACAGTTCAATGCGTTCCTTCTTAATCTGAAGCTTTAAGTTCGCTATCACCTCTTCCGGAATCTGGGTCGTCTCTTTGCCTTGGAACTGGGACAAAATCTCCTTGAAGTGGTTGATTTTCTTATACGCATAGAAACATACCTCCTTCGGAGGCTCTTTGTACGAGGGCTTATCGTTTTCGATCAAGTACCTTACACTGCTACCACAAAGGTTACAAATCATCACCCCTTCGTCCTCGATTGGTATCAGCTCACCTTTATAACAAGAGTTGCAAACATCTGTTGGGTATACGTATTTATTCACATCCAAAAAAGTAGTGTCGATGTTCGACAAATATCGCTGAATGATAGTCTGGTTGTTATGCTCCATGCTACGAATCGTATTATCCGCATCAGTATTTAGTTTGAAAAATGCATCCAACTTTTTATTTGGTACCATCTCCTCGCTACCATCGGATATCTTTTTCTTGTTTTCAAAGTAGTCAAACACGTACTTAGAGTTGTCAAGGAAATAGTCGGATTTGCATTGCTTTAAGGATCGTATTTCAGCTTTGATAGCAATTATTCTATCAGTACGCTCCAACTGTGCGTCCAGTCGTTGTCCAGAAATCGCAGTCGCTGCACATCGGGTATGCTTATCCTTCACAGTTCGCAACTCTGTCGTCAGTTCTTGAATACGGAGTTCATCCTTTGAAAACCCTGTTATTTTTTCAGAATGTTTACCGTCGAGTGTTATAGTACTCTTCTCATTTACAATGATTTTTTTGTCTGTTTTAGGCTTGAATGATGGCATTTAAGGAGAATGCTATTAGTAATAAGTATACCGTCGATTAACTCTAACTCTATTTAGTTATACTGCACAATATATCATCGTAAAAATGAGAGAGAAATGGTCTGTACACAATGTACATAATGGATCCGAATCATACACTACATACTGGTTCTGACATTGACTCGTTAGACAAGCCAACACTTGCAAAAATGTCATTCATTTTTAACGCGATCAATGACGGATGGACAGCGCGAAAAAGAAGAGATAAATATGTATTTACAAGACCACACGATAATCGAAAAGAAGTGTTTGAAAATGCTTACCTTGAAGCTTTCATAAAAAGGAATATATGTATTACATCGAACTCAAAATAGACATATCCTGTTCGGACTATTCGAGTTATTTAGGCGTTTTCTCCAGTTTTTTTATCTTTACCCTTAGTATAACTACAATGGGAGGAGGCCTTATGCAACTCGTCGCCTACGGCGCACAAGACGTTTACTTGACCGGTAATCCTCAGATTACCTTCTGGAAGGTTACCTACCGCAGGTATACTAACTTTGCCATTGAATCCATCGAACAAACCTTTAACGGACAAGCCGACTTCGGTCGCCGTGTCACCTGTACCATCAGCCGTAACGGTGATCTTGCATACCGCACCTACTTACAGGTCACTCTGCCCGAGATCAACCAGCACATGAGCGCTGCCGGACAAGACAAGGTCTATGCCCGTTGGTTGGATTTCCCCGGAGAGCAACTTATCTCTCAGGTTGAGGTAGAGATTGGTGGTCAACGCATTGACCGTCAATATGGCGACTGGATGCATATCTGGAACCAACTCACCATGACTGCTGACCAACAGAAGGGTTACTTCAAGATGGTCGGTAACACCACCCAGCTCACTTTCATCACCGATCCTCAGTTCGCTGATATCGATGGTCCTTGTGATGCCAACGGTCCCCGCCAGGTCTGCGCACCCCGCAACGCCCTTCCTGAGACCACCCTTTACGTGCCCCTCCAATTCTGGTACTGCACCAACCCTGGTCTTGCACTTCCCTTGATCGCCCTCCAATACCACGAGGTCAAGATCAACCTGGACTTGCGCCCCATCGACGAATGTCTTTGGGCTGTCTCCGCACTCGCATGCGACACTGGAGCCACTCCCGCCGCAAAGACCGCCACCGTCGCATACAACCAATCCTTGGTTGCTGCTTCCCTCTATGTTGACTACGTCTTCCTCGACTCCGATGAACGTCGCAGATTCGCACAGAACCCCCACGAGTACCTCATCACTCAGCTCCAATTCACTGGAGACGAGTCTGTCGGGTCCTCCTCCAACAAGATCAAGCTCAACTTCAACCACCCCTGTAAGGAGCTTATCTGGGTTGTCCAACCCGATGCCAACGTCGATTACTGTAACTCCTTGATCTGTGACACCGCCCTTAACAAGGTCCTCGGTGCCCAACCTTTCAACTACACCGACGCCATCGATGCCCTTCCCAACGCACTTCACGCTTTCGGCGCCGCCGCCGCCGTCGATGGTGCTGAGGGATTCATCAAGGACAACGCCTTTGCCGACCCCAGCGCTGCTGGTGCCACCCAGACTGGTGACGCCGCCGCCGTCGATTTCTCCATCGTCGCACAGTCCGCCGTCTCCGATGCCGGTTCCTTCGTCATGGCCGAGACCTCTCTCGACATGCATTGCTGGGGACAGAACCCCGTCGTGGTTGCCAAGCTTCAGCTTAACGGCCAGGACCGCTTCTCCGAGCGTGAGGGATCCTACTTCGACGTCGTCCAGCCCTACCAGTCCCATACCCGTCACCCCGACACCGGTATTAACTGCTTCTCCTTCGCACTTCGCCCTGAGGAGCACCAGCCTTCTGGTACCTGTAACTTCTCCCGTATTGACAACGCCACCCTTCAGTTGGTGCTTTCCAATGCCACTGTTTCCCAGACCAACACTGCCAAGGTTCGTGTCTATGCCACTAACTACAATGTCCTTCGTGTCATGAGCGGTATGGGCGGATTAGCATATAGCAATTAAATCTAAGGTATTTAATAGTTACTTAGTAACAACTTAAAGACATTCATATTATATATAGTATAATATGAACTACACCGTGGAGTATGGTTTTGACAGCGAGAAGCAGTGCGGAAAGGTTATTTTCAGCGACAAAGTTGTTCTGATGGATTTTAAGGACTTATTTTCTATCATTAATCATGATAGAACATTTACCCGATACACTTCCGAGAAGCAGTTCCCATTTTATATGCGAAACCAACAACTGGTGAGTTACATGGAACACATTTTTAAATATTCCCCCGAGAATATAAACTATATTTTTAAAAATGGCGATTCATATGATCTACGACGGTCTAATGTTGAAATATTTCATAATTATCACACAACTGTCACCCAAAAATATGAGGTGACATCTTATCAACTTGGACATATTACTACCAATGGAAGGTCTGCGTATACAATGAAAAATCCTATATGGAGAATCAATGAAAACGGGACTGAATACATGTTGATGTATTGTGAAAAGGACACGTTATGTAAGCTATGTCCTATATCATATCAAAAAATACTAGATTTTGAGAATGAACAAAATAACAAGAAAAAACTTACTTTCTATAAACATACCAATGGATATATAGGTTCTCATGTTGATGAAACAAATGGATTATTCATTCATCAAATTATAAACGACTGTTATGGTAATGGAAGAGGCACACACCTCATTAGTGTTGACCATATGGACCAAGACCCATTAAATAATACATACGATAATTTACGTATCGCAACCAGAAAAGAACAAGAACAAAACTCAAATGGTATCAAAAAAGGTACGAAACGAGCACGAAAGGCAGACGCCCACCCCTACCCCGAGGGGATCACCCATGATATGTTGCCTAAGTATATACATTATCCCAAACCAGAAGAGTACGGTACAAATGGAAAAACCCGCACCTATTTCGTCGTAGAAAAGCATCCGACACTAATAGCCAACAAAAAGAAGCAGTTATGCTCTTCCAAGTCCGAGAAAGTATCTCCCGAGGAGAAGTTGCAGCAGGCGATCGACATCTTGGCGTATCTGGACAAGGGCGAGATGCCCCCAGAAAAAGAGCCCGCGCTCCCGAAGTACTACTCGTTAATCGAAGCCCGCGGCAAGCCGCATCTGGTATACGAGCGAAGACGCGAAGACGGAACGCGCATGAACGTGAAGATGGTCTTGCCCGAGGACTTCGATATGTCTGCGCAGGTGGCGCGTTTGGCAGCGAAGGTGTCCGCAAAGTATCCCGATGTGGTAGTGGAAGCATACTAATGTTATACCCTACGAGAATGATCTGAAAAGTCTACGGGTCTACTGGCATTTCATGTCTGCACATTGGACAAGATACACATTTTCTAGTTGGATAATGCGTCCATCTAGAAGACTTTTCGATATGTTCGTTCCAACAACGCGTACAATATGTATGGTTGCACTCCGTGGTGATGACGTCGTCGCGATTTATTTCCCACGATGAAGTGTGATAAGACCATTTAAATGACTTCATATTATTGTAACAAATAGGGCATTCATCGTCTTCTGAAATCTCTGGTGGGGTTTTTGCTAGGTCACGCTGTTTTTTAAACCCATTCCATCTGTAAACGAGTTCGTTAATCATTTTTTTTTTTGAATAATCCAGCGGAATTGGACTCAACATATATTTGCGGTTATAATGTCGGGTAGTTCTATGGGTTGGACCATGAACCACTGTGAGGTATTGCGCATAATGGTATGCGACATATCGCAACTCATTTGCGCGCAATAGGTGGAAATCAGGACAAAAGTCGTGCATCATGCAGTTCCATCCTTTATCGAGCAGCTTTCGTCTTCCATTCATGTTGCTATTACATCTGGTCATATGATGAGATGCACTGTTGCAAAACACACACCGTTCTACATCGCATTTCTTATGGTTCATTGTAAATATTTGACTGTAATTAACAGTTGTTGTTTGATGTGCACAGCATATAAATATATTATGCATTCAATTTTTCTAACCACGTCACATACCCACGCACTGGATGGTGCGTGTTGTGGGATGTGCAAAATGGGAGACAATCTAATAAGAATTGAATCATTCTTTCCCTACCATCCTACCGATGAGCTTCTAACTTGGCTCAGTGGGTATAAATGTAAAGTTAGACACAGGGACTCCTATTACGGCACCTGTGTAGTTGAAGTATCATCACGACTCTGTTGCGAAGTGTTAAACACATAGGACCTTAGCCGGTTGTATGTGGATGAACCCCCTGTGGAGCTGATCACTCCCGTTGCAGGTTTGACATGGAGTAGTCTTCGGTGGCTATCATCAATCGAATGGTAGTTTTCCGTGTGGATAGTGGTGATAATTAAATGTTGCATGCGAATTGTTTGGATTGTACTAATCGTAATGGGTAATTGTGTATAAACGACGCACAATACCAAGTATAGCTTGTGGTTTATCCATAGTTATGCCCGTTCTGTGCCAATTGCAGAAAACAATCTTAGGGGACGCCCTATTTTTTACCATGTAGGAAAAATACATAAGTGTTATATGTCGTGTAAATAATCTCCGTATAGTGTAAGTGTAGCAGTCGTCCACAAATGCCCGAATTAGTAGATGTGTTGTTAGAAAATCTAGAAGAAGGCAATGAATACTCCGTGATTTTTCCTGTAGGAGTAAATGGAGAACATGAGGCATATATGGCAGAATTTCAACATACTGACTACGGTGAATATCTATTTAGTATAGTAAGTATTCTTTCTGATTTTGCAAGTAAGGAAGAAAATGAGCAATTTAGCATACGCACAGGAGAACAGACTACTGATGTCCGTGACCGAACTAAGTATATAGTTCTAGAAGAACAACATATCCCATTTCCACCTGAATTAGAGGATGCCCATACAGACCCTAATACTGATGTTGAGATTAATAGGATTTTAGATCAACGAAATAGGGAACATGAAACAGAACGTTCAAGAATGTTACGAATGCTTATTATAGGTAGAAGACCGTCTCGGTCTCCGTTATTGGGAAGTGCTCAAAATAGCCCATTCATCGGGTCGCGGTCGCGGTCGCACACGCCTGCGGGCGGGCGCCGCCGTCGGACGCGCAGGCGCCCAGCGCGCAGGCGTCCGAGCCGGCGTCGTTCGCGGCCGAGGCGTACGAGGCGGAGAAGCATAAGGAGGTTTAGTCGTCAGCGTAGATGAATAAATATAGTTAGTATATTAGAACCCCATAGAGAAATATTAAAT